GATGGATCCGAAGGTATCTATCGACATGGACGACGCGATCGCGGCTTGTAGAAAGAAGGGTGCCGGCTGGCACTTAATGACCGCCATCGAATGGAACTGGTTAAGAAAGCGCACGAACCCGGATGTCCACGGGAACACCTGGAAAGGCCACTATCACAATGACGAAACCGAAATCGGAGTCAAAGTCCCGAACACCTGGCGGACACTGACCGGATCCGGCCCGGCTTTCTGGTTCCATAACGGGAACAAAGAAACGGGCGTCGCTGACGTGGTCGGCCTGGTTTGGAAAATGATCGCCGGTATGCGCTTAAAGAATGGCGTCTTCCAGTATATGCCCGACAACGACGCGGCACACCCGGAAGCCGACCTTTCCGAAGGAAGCCAGGAATTCAAGGAAGTTCACATTGACGATCTTCCATTCCCGGATCCGGTGAAGATTGGCCCAGGCGAAGACGGGCTGATGATTACGACGTCCGGCGAAGTGGAAGGCTGGGACGCGGTGAGACGCCGCGACGTGGTTGTGGATCTTCCGGCGGACAAGATCCCGGAGATCTTAAAGGACTTAGGGATCATCACCGAAGGAATGGACAAAGACGACGCCTGGTTCGCGGCTGACGCAGACCTGGACGAAGCGGTGTGTTACGTCTCTGGCAGTTACCGCAACGCTTCGAGCGCTGGCCCTTCCGCGTTGAGCTTGCTCGGCCCGCGTTCGGGCGTCGGGACTCACGTCGGCTTCTTCTCCGCTTGTTTAGGGGAACCTGTTATCCGGTAACTGAAATCTGTATTCCGCGCGATAGCGCGTTAATTGGCCTGTAATGGCCGGAAAGGTGGAACCATGTATAAACCAACGATCAACACGTCCTACAAGGGCGTATGCAGATTATACGAAACGTGCGGCCGCTCTGATTACTGTTTACGCGCCGCCGAAGACATTCTTTTTATTCACGGCTTCGACATCACAAAAACGCCTGGATATGAAGATCTTACACCCGATCAGAAAGAACTGTTCGCCGCCCATTGCGTAAAGTACATGAACAGCGTCGGAATGAATACAAAGATTACTATGTACCCGAAAACGGTTCATTTCGTCCGCGAATATCAGTATTGTTCTTTCCCGGAATGGGACGAAGAAATTCAGAAAAATATTCGCTGGCAGATCGGCCGCGAATGGATCATCTTAAAAGCAAA